GATGTTACAAGTTATCTCAAATATTGTATGTCTATAAGCGAAGCAAATTATAATACCAAATACGAAGTCATATTAAAAGCGTACTATCAAGGATATTATAATGTTTCCACAGCTATGTATAATACAACAGCATCTCACATAGTACCAAACGGAATGCAAGCTAAGTCTAAAGCTTATCAAGATACCAAGGATCTGAAAGGACCTGAAGTCTTGTATAGTGTGACTTGGTTAGTAGGCTGGTTGGGATCTATGGGAATTGCCTATTATTATTATCGCGTTTATAAACAATACGTAATATTTGAAGCAGGCGATTTAATAGGGTATAGAAAAGGTTTGCCTATTCTTTATCACTTACTCTCTAAAATCCCCGGTTTTCACAATTTTTCTTTAATGCATCCAATAAAACGTGTCTTCTTTTTATTTGGAATAATTATATTGGCAAACATTATAATTAGGATTTTATCTTGGACATTATTACCGAAACCGCAAACAAATATCAACCGAGTCACATTATGTACTTCTCATCCAGAAGTATCTGTGTATTGTGAGGAAGTGATAAAGATTGTACCTGGAATGGCCCATGTAATTGGAGTTCTAGAGTTTTTCAAATATGGTACTTGGAAAAATTATAAGTGGCATGTAAAATCCATGAAATATGGTTTTGCTGAACGTCTTGCTAAGCATTTATCTTATAATCAACAATATTATGGAGTCAATGATCATGTGCAGCGTTATAATGCTCATGTTAATCATCCAGAGAAATTGGCGTATGAAGAGGTAATACAATATCCTTCAGAACCAGTTCTTAACTCAGTAAATTTGCCTCATGTACCGAAAGAAGTGTATAATACTCCGCAAGGACCTATTGAAATAACATATCCATCTCAAGCTCATCCAGAAGAACAGCTTGATTTTAATAACTATGTTGGCTTCTTTCCTTTTTTTTATTGTATGTCTAATATGGCAAAGCCTGCAGGCAGTTTGGAAGGTGTTTACGCTATGTTGCACTTTCGTATTATGGCTCCTGGTAATTCTAAAACCTATCCATCAATGGTTGCTAAAATGAAAGCTGTGAAATTAACGGCTATTCCTAACCTTTCCATTGATTATTGGTTGTGGTATTTGAAGCTTAAACCTAAACAAAAAATATCAATCATGCAATATAAACAAGCAAAAGCGGATGGAGATGTGGATCATCCCATTCCTATAGCACCTAAGTCCAATGAAACGTTGGCTGTCAATGACAAATTCATTTTACGTCCTACTTTTAATATGACTGGAGGACCGTTGGAAAATTATGGACCTTTTGTGGACTCATTCTCTCATTCGTTCGCAGAAATATATAGTTCTATTCCAACCTTTCCTATTACCTATAATCACATACAACATTATGTTTACTTCACGTGTGGTGCTACCTCACTAAGCATATCTAATTTTTTTACTACAGCTATAAATGCAACAAGTGGTATCTACTTGTTGATCATGGGCGATGATGTAGCGTGTGTCAATCATCATAATAGTAATTTGTATTCTGAATCAGATTTTTCTAAATTTGATCGTACTCAAAATTATGTATTACAGAAATTTTATGAAGACTATATTTCTTATTGTGGATTCAAAGAGATGGCAGCATATGCCAATGCGTTATCTCGTTCACCTCTAAGATGTGCCCACAGAAAAACTCTGACTGGGAATATGCTTCATTGGAAAGAAAGAGCCAACATCGAGATGCGTTTAACTGGAGAACCAGCCACTTGCCTAGCAAACAGTATTGTGAACATAATAGCGACTATTGTTTCTATTCATGAACGTGATATTGTCAATGCTTACCATATGTGTGGTTTGAAAGTAAAATACAAATCTAGTTTGGTACCAAACATTACCTTTTTAAAAGGAGTGTTCTTGGAAGATACTACTGGCACCTATACTTGGGTTAGATTACCATTGTTTCTTGCGAAACTTGGGAAAACTATGTCTAATCCTTTAATAATTTATAAACAACATCCTTATCATCAAAGATATTATATGTCTTTGTTGTCTATGTGGCTTGGGTATGGTAATATGTGTAACAATTGGTTTTATAAGGCCATTGACCATATCATCAGAAAACTTTGTCATGGGATAGTTGTGGAAGCAGAAAAAATGGACGATTGGGTTGTGGTTTCAACTTCACCTAATTATATATCAGATTCCGTTTTCAATGACTTCATGTTCTCTAGATATCAACTAACTGAGGATGATATGGTGGGCTATCTGGATATTATATCTAAAGTATCTAAGTTACCTGCTGTATATCATCACAGTCTTGTCCAACGTTGTATAGACGTTGAGTATTAAGTGCAGTTTCCCGTCTTGGAATGACATTAAACTTATCCGGGGAGTGTTGTTTATGACACTATTCTCCTGATTCGAAAAACCTTGGGGTTTTCTTTTAAAAGAAGTTTTTATCAACACATTTATTTAAAACCACGAACATATTGCAATTGTTTTGGGTCATATGAATTTTAGTATAGTGATGGTCACCACTGCGTACTTCCTACTAATTTTGTATGTTATTTAGGAATGCACCACTCCAAATTGTCTTGCCAATAGTTTGGGTGGAAATTTATAATTTCATCATGGCGGAAGATAGCTACGGCGAAACTTCCATTTTAGGGATCCCTACACTAAGCTAGGGATAAGCTGTGATATAGCAACAATTTTTACGAAATCATGGAAAACAAGAAACACAAACAACAACAACAAAATAATGAGAAGAAGTTAACAAATCTTCTCAAGGACTTATCGGGACAGAGAAAAAAGAAACCAACTGTACCTAAGAAAAATAGACAGAATCGCGGTCAGAGAAAAACAAATGACATAGTCACTAGAATGCACGGTGCTTATGAACTGACTACTATAATCCCTACTTCATCCATTGCTGGAAAGGTCTTGGGTGAACAGTTAGAAATCGACAATGTAGATCTATATCCAATAGGATCGAACGTTGCTTCTAATTATGTTGAATATCGCTTTACCAAGCTACGCTTCATTTATAAACATGAAGTTACTGCATTCGCACAGGCAGGACAACAAGGTTTTATAGTCTTCTATTTTGATCCTAATCCTTTCAATCAGATTCCCAGCATTTTACAATGTCAAAGTGGATCCAAACAATACACTAAAACAGGTCCCGGAGATAAGGACTTGATAATTGACATAGCTAAACATGACTTAAATAGGTGGTTTTGGTTTAAAACAGGAATCCCACCATCCAACTCAGATTTGAGACTGTATACTCCAGGTACTCTTTATACAGGTACTAAGGCTCAAACTGTAGGAAATCTTATTATGGGACAAGTATTTGTAGACTACGAAATTGAGATGCGTACTCAAATAGTGGCTATAAGTAGACCCGCATATATCCCCAATGCATTATGGGCGGATACTGGAATTGTCAGTTATCCGTCAGGTGCTAATAATCAATTACTAGTTAATCCTTTTAATGTAGTTAAGGGTAATTTACCTTACGTATTACAAGGCCAGCACATTCTTTTACCAGTAGGAAACTACTATGTCTTTGCAAAGGTGGCTGGGGCAGGTTCTAACGATCCAACTCCCGACATGTATAAACTTTTTGCTGACCTGTATGCAGGAACCAGCATAGTCTGTCAAGGAGCGTTTGCCATAACGGTTACACAACAATTTAGAGTAGCGGAA